GCAGGACCAGGTAAACCTGTCGCCTTTTGGAAGGATTCCCCCAAATCAAAGTATTTTTGTTCTTTATACTTTTCTTTAGAGGAAAACTTTTTCCTTATAGACGAAAAATCAGACGTTTTCTTTTTTAAAGGTTTCTTTGCCATAACTTATTTAAAATGGTAATTCGTCTTCATCAGAACCATTAGAATCTAAATCTGTAACTAATACATCTTCTTTTTCCGTACTTTCTGTCGAACTAGACATAAATGAAATCTCTTTTTCTAATGAAGCAGATTCAGCCTCTTCTTTATCTTCTTCAGCAACATATATTTTTTGTTCCGAATCCCAAATAGGGGTTTTGTTTGTAGCAATAATTTCTAAATACTCTAATGTCTTCTTAGCGTAAACATCTTTATATGTCTCTTCATTACCCATCCATTCTTTAGCCTTTGTAGTGTCGTCAGTTAGTAATTTAACGTCATCACACATAATAGAATTAACAACAGAATGATTTTTATCATTTCTTCCAGCCACAATTACTATATCTCTACCTTCTCTTGGGTCAGTGATATCACCCTTTAATTTAAACAAAGGTATTAATTTATCCATAACTCCGTCACCAGTCCACTTGTGTTTAAATCTCCAATGTTTAACACCGTCTTCTTCGTTATCTCTATCGATACCTTTAACAACGTACCATTTACGAGGGTTTAACCCTTTAGCTAATTCTTTAGCCTTTTCAGAACCATCATCCAATAAAGCTTGTCTAGCTTCACACATAGGACAACTTTCACCATCGTTCATTTTAGGACAGTATATCTTAGGGTATGTACCATTTACTTCTTTTTCATGGAAATAAGCCTCAGTAAATGGGGATTCATCACCTTTTCCTGGTAAGATTCTAAAGGTTTTAGTTGCGGATTTTACACCCTTCTGTAATTTTTCTGTGAAGTACTTTTTAAGTCTATCTTCGTTAGAAATTTTTGATTTCCCTTTCGATTCAGTATTTTTCTCATACTGTGAAAGGATTGCGTCTAATTTTTTACTCATTTTTATAATTTTTTAAATGTTTATTAGACAATAATACTAATAAAACCTTAAAAAGTCAATAAGTTTTTCAAATTAGTTTGTGTAATTATGAGTTTTCTTCTACGTTATCAGAGTTAAAAGATTTTCTAATCTCCTTTTCATCGTAGTTATCTACATCACTCTGATTTAAAGTATATTCTGTTTCTGGTTCAGAAGCGTCGTACCCTTCTTTATCCGCCCAAAAATCTGTTAACTTAACACTATATGGGAATGAATCCATTGATCTCATTTCTAGTCTTTCAACTGGAGTTGGATTTCTTTTTTCAATTTCTTTTTCCAATTCATCTATCTTACCAATTACCTGATCCATACCACCAACTTGTGATTCTAATTCTGATAATTTACCTAATAGGTCATCCATTTTAGTACTTAATCCATCAACAGATGATTTTGTTTCTTCTGTTTTATCAACTATATCAGTAACATCAACCTCAACAGTCTCTTCTCCACCCATACTTTCATCAGCAAATTCATCTTCTACTTCTATAGTTTCATCACCTACTGCGAATGGGTCAGTTTCTAAGTCACCAGCTTCATCACCTACTGTAAGTGGGTCTTCTACTGTTACATCAGTTTCTTCACCTTCTGGTGTTTCATCAGTATCAACAGCTACATCAACCGCAAATGGATCTTCTACTTCTTCATCTCCAACAGGATCTTGTTCATTTAATATACCGTCAAATAGTAAATCGGCATCGTCTTTTTCTTTAGTCTCTTCAGGTACATAGAAACTATACTCCAACAACTGTTGGTGTCTTTTCAATTCTTCTGATAATAGTTTTTTCTTATCCATTTCTTTTTACATTAATAATTGTCTACCATCATTTGTTTTGTAAACTTTATCTACTCTTTCAACGATTTCTTTACCATCGTTAATAAGACATTCATCACCAACACACTCTTTTTCTTCAGTTTCGTTAGTGTTTAAAAAATTATCCAATTTGTCCTTAAGAACGTCTTTATCATTTGTACCTTCTACATTTTCCATAATACTTCTTTAATAATAAATATAAAATTATTCAGAAAAATCACGTTGTATTCCCATTATTTTTAAATTACCCCTATTAGACAATATCATTTTATTTTGATAATTGTCCCAATCTATTTTATAATCTCTATAATTAATGTTACCACTGGCAATATCACTAAGACTCTCTATTAATAAGTTCAAAGCGTTTATAGTGTAAAAACACTCACCTTTTTTATGTACGATTATTGTTGTTGGGTAAAAAGATTTTAAATCAATCTTTTCGTGTTCTTTAAGATATATCCTGTATGTAAGGATTGTTTTATTATCATCGTCACAGTTATAATGAAATATTTTTTCAATCTCTATACCGAAACGTTTGATAATATATTTTTTAAAAGTTTCTACCTTATCTAAATATACAAAAGATGCTAATGTAATACTTTTATCCGAATTTTCCATTTTTATAGATGTAAGGTATCAATTTATTCTTATATTTTATTTTATATAACAAACCCTTACTTCTATTAAATATCTCATCAGTTACCAAAACATTATTATTTAATTTTTTTATTTTATTTAACACTTTTTCATGTTTATCTGAAATGTAACCTATCACATTCATATCAATACCAAATATTATGTTTTCACCATAAATATAAGCCATATTTTTGTTACTTATATAGATAACAGATTCATTTAATGATAGAATCTTTTTTATGATTTTTCTATTTATTCTCTTTTTACCATGTAATAAATCTAAATACACATATGGTATATTGTCACCAAAATTATTAAAACATAACTCTTTAAATTTTTCTACATCAACTTCGAAATCAACTTTTCTTTCTTTTTTACTAAATGTCCAAAATAATTTTTGATTAATCTTTTTATGTAATATTGAAATGTCTTTACTGATGAATTCTTTAGCGTTATCCCAACCGATTATTAGTGTTGGTAAATCATTATCTATAGATTCTAATTCACTACAGATATTGAAGTTCTCTTCTTCAAAATTTAAACTTGATACTATATTTCCAACGTACATAATTACAAATATAGTGATTTTATTTTAAAAAGTTAATAAAATTATGGATTATTATCATCTTTTAGGTTAAAAGCCAATAAAACAGCTTCGAAAGCGTTGAAAGTTGATTCTATATTTACACCTGAACAAGATATCTCATTAGTTAGTGCGAAATCTGAAGAGGTTCCCTTTCTATCTTTATCCGTTCCGTCTCCACCAGCCGCTTCATATGAATTTTTATACAGTTCTTCAGTTTTTATATTAACTGGTTTTTTATTTTTCCAAACATAAATAGCGGAGTTAAAAGATTCTATAAAAGTAGTGGTAATTTTATTAGGGGTGTTAAGATAATCACCACCATATTCAAAATATTCTTTTCTTCCTGTTATATATAAAAACCCTCTAGGTTTAAATCTCCATTGATCACCAGGATATACATTAAAGTATTTATCATCAACATATTTATCAGTTAATGGTTCATATGCTTTATCAGTTTCTGTACCAGAACTAAATGTTGGTGTACTACCCGATATAGTACCCGCAGCAGAAGATAGTACCTCTTTAAATGGTCCTGATGTTGGTGGATTTACACCATAATACCTTGTTTTATCAGAATAAACTGTGCTATCATCAAACACAGATATCTTAAAATTCTCTGAATTAGGTAGTGGTACACCATTAGATGGATCTATATCACCACTACCCCAAGTGGTTTCATTGTTCACTAAATAGTTTGATTGAGCCATTACGTTAGCTAAAAACATACACACTTGTGAGTTAGTTACTATTCCTTTACTTTCCATTAATGACTTAACTTCATTTAACTGAGTTTGAGTTTCTGCTGAAGAGGAGTCTTTTAACCCTTTTACATTATTAAAGTCAACCCCAATTTCTTCAAATTTACGTACTGTCCATTTATTAAAATCAAAACCTTCCTGTGGATCTAATACACCAATTTTCCATTTATCGTCATTAATTTCTAAATTAGTAAATTCTATTTTAGGTATTTCATTGGTTTCATTTAAATCTAAATTTAAGTCAGCAAGTATTTCTTCATTCGCTTTTGATATGAATTTCGATTGTCTAACACCTTGAAAATTTGTAGTCATGTGATTTGGTGATATACTATGGTTTACACTAGTGATTAAATAAGCCCCATTAAAAAATGGAACATTTTCTAAATTAAAATACATTAATGGTTGTATATTCATACACCCTAACGCATCTACTTTACACGTGTATGATCTAGTTTTAAATAACTTAAGTAAATCTGTACCTTGATAAACCTTTTGAGTACCGCCTCTTTTATCCACTAATTCTGATAACGCTTTAAAGTATTCACCAGTTTCTTTATGTTCTTGTTGGTTTAGGGATACATTCTTAAATATAGTTTGGTTTTCAGCGCCAAACCCAACCCTAAAACCAACTAATGAATTACCACCTTCGTTAGTCATATCAGAAGGTGGTGAGTCTAAAGAGAATCCATCATTAGCAAAAGCATATGTACTTTTTTCTCCGATATCCAAAGCTTGTGAAGCACCACCAACGTATATACAACAATATGTTGGACCTGAAGATGTATTATTACTAAGTGTGGTAACAGGTTTAAACATATTAGACACCTCATTCGCATCTTTATAATTTAAATACGTTGGTAATATCTGTAGTAGAAAATTACTATCCCTTAATATCTTTGACATAAAGAAATAGACACTGGTTTGTAAATTACTACCTAACGTTAAAAAACTACTAAGATTAATAGTGGCTTTATCACCTATATCATTCCAACCCCTATCAATGAATTTAAAATAATCATATAATGATTTATCGCCACCACCACCACAGACGTTGAAAGATTTTTCTGTATCTGAAACCCATTTGTCATTTATATTTTTAAAATAATTATAAATCTGTAACTTAATCTTGTTTGTTGTTGAATTATCACTAACTTCAGATTCTGAATTATTTTGTGAAGAATCTGTATTATTATTTTCTAAACCATTGTACGTACTTAAAAAATCTTTAATATAAGATTTTATCTGTGATTGTTTAACTGTTAAGTTTTTTGGTAGATTATCAACGTCAAAAACTGATGGTGTTAATACTATCATTCTACTGATTTTAGTTAACTCTTTTTTTATGTTTAACGAAGATTTTTTTATTTCATCTTCAGAAATAATTGTATTAGACCTATAAGTTTTCATATCTGTTTCAAAAGATGAAAATAAACCACTATCTACCCATTTTGTAAACTTATTAATAAACATATTTTTTGTGTGTGAAGGCATATTTAACAATTCAGGTTCTATTACTTTATCTCCTTCATCTATTTTTGTTGCGAAATACCCTATTTTAGTTAGATAACAATTATTTGGTGATTCGAATAAATTATGTGTGGAACATTCATCACTTAATTCTATATCCCAATCAATCCCACCATAAACGCTCTTCCACAAATAAGCACCAATAAAATAAGTATAATACAATGGTAGATTAATTACTTTAGCATTTTCATATTTTCCTAATGGAAAAGCTGCGTCTAATACCGCTTCTTTAAACGTTTTAAAAGGTAAGGTTGATAATAATAAAACTGCTTTACCGTATTTATTGGTTTGGTTTCCATAAAACTCACTTTGTATTAAAAAATCGGAATAATTACATTCGTTATCTGTTTTAAAATTTGTTCGATTTAAAAATGAACCCTTTCCATCGTCTGCGGTGTCACCTGTTAAATCTATATTAGATAAATCATTAATGGTAAAATTTTTATAGGTATTACTTTCACCACCTTTTAAAAGTGGGGATACTTTTTCATCCCAAACATTATAACCTAAATAAGTTGTAATGTTATTATAATTTAAATCTTGACTGTAATAGTTACCTTTCTCTTTTGTTAAATTATCATCTTTAATCGCACTATATCTATTATCCGAATTAATTTCATTACTTATTCTTTTACTATTGGTAATTAAACCTTTATATTCATCACCAAATAAAATATAGTCAACTTCTTTTTGATCTTTACCACCGATGTTAATACCACTTATAGATGTCGGTACTTCTGATTTGTAAATAAAATTACCAGTAGTTGCATCATAATTCAAATTTTTACCAAACTCAGTACCCATAATAGAATTAGGTAATCCTCTACTAATTTTTTCTAACCTATCTTTATATATGTTTCTAATTGTTGGTGATATTAACGTAGTATTCGCAGCAATTCCATCTAAAGCCGCAAATTTATCATCAGTCCTAACAGAACCACCCCATTTGGAGTAATTTTTTAAAACAGATACCCTATTAAATAAGTTTTTAGAAATAAAATTATCCATAGATTTATCATCATTTAAAACACCAAAACCAATCCATGGGTTTATTTTATAATCTATAGGGTTTATAGGGAACCAATTATCTGTATCTAACCCGTTTTTAAGAACAGAGGATTTAGTAATTTGTTCTAAAGATTTACTTTTACCAACTAAATTTGTAAAAACCTCATTAACAAATTCTACTTCAGGAAAACTAGATGTGTCCACATCATATTCTTTATCACCTAAATAAATTTCCACCAGCCCCTCAGAATCGTTTTCAACGTAAACTGATGGCCAAGCTATCGGTGTAGTTATATCTGTAGGTATGTCTGTTTGGAATTGTGAAAGTGATGATAATCTTTCAGGTCCACGTTCTGGTTTTGTAGCTTCTTTAGTTATATCATATACCGTAGATGTCATCGCTTGAGTATTGTTAGATATAATCCTAAAACAATTATCTATTGTAGGTTTAAAACCCAACTCATTCTGAAAGTTTTCAGAAATTTCATCATTTAAAGTTTTCTGAACCTCTTCTCTTTCTTCTTTAGATTTTATTTTTAATTCTTCTATAACCCCTTGAACCTTATCCCTTATTTTCCTAAAATCTACAACTAAAACAAATGAATCTTTTGTTAACCCCTTATTTTTATTATAAAAATAATTTCCATCTTCTTTTTCTAGTTTAGTTCGAAAATCTACCATATTAAACTCTGAATTAGTACCACTTTCATTATCATATGACTTTGTTAAGTTTAATCCATTACCAGGTAAAGACATCTCACCTAAAACAATAGATAGTTTTTTTGGTTTGGATTCAACTAAAAATTTTTCCCAATAATCTTCTGAGGTTGGTTGTTCTCCACTACTACCACCTTTAGGTTGTGAAAATTTGAAACTTTCTAACATAGATTTATCATCTACTAACTCAACTGTACCCTGTTTGGCATTATATTCTGATACATACCCACTATATTGTTTGATTATACTATTTAGTGTACTCATGTAAGTTTTAAAAGATGATTGTTGTGTCGAATTTATTAACAAATAATCTCTAACCGATAGATAATTTTCATTTTTCACTAAAATACTATCTTTAATTGATGATGTTAATATAATATCTTTGTTGTTAAGTAACTCATAATATGTTTTATTCTCTTTTGATTCACCATCGTTATTCGATTCACTACTTTTAGGTATAGGTGAACCGATAAATGACCTTATAGATTTTAATATACTTAATTGTCCATTGATTTGTTTTAACTTATCTAATTCACCAGTTTCCGATTTTATCACCTCAGTATCAATTTGTAATTTAGCGATTTTTGTGAAAAAGTCGTCTAATTTTCTAACATTTAAACCATCTTTGTTCTGTATTTGTTTAAGATTGGCTGAATTGGCTGTGGTTCCATCTCCTATTTCTTGTTCCGCAGTTACATCTTGTTCATCAAATATGTCATTTAAATTTTGAAACCCTCTTTGGGTATTAACTGTACCGATGATGTTACCAATGTTCATATCGTTAAGAAAAGCTTGTTGAAAACCTAAAAAATTGGCTGAGATGTCAAAGTTACCAGTAGTACCATCAAAATTAGATGTCCAATTAACCATATGTAAACAGTAGTCTATTGACTGTCCAAAATATCCTTTTACTGATAAGTTAAATACTGGGTAAGGCATCTTAAAAAATACACTATATGGTGATAACCTTTCATTATCTTTTATAGTGTCAAATAAACCAGCACCCCTAATATCAGTAAACGTTATATCAACAACAGGTACTAAACTAGCATTGTATTTAATATCTATACTCTTTATACCAAAACCTTCTAACACCCCTCTACTTTCTGTTGGTCCTAACCCACCTATGTTAGTCCAACTAGTTGTTGCAAAACTTTTTTGTGGATTGGGATCTAATTTACCATCAGGATTGTATTTTATTTTGGTTGATATGAAGTCTACGGAATCCTCTACTCCATTTTCAATGTTGGTACCTTCACCAACACTATTTAATCCACCATATATAAATCTACTTCTTGGTGTTGCGGTGAACTTAACATAGATAAACATATCTTCAGGTGGTATCATATCCCTACCTGGTGGATTGGGGTCAACGATAAATAAACTACCTTGTTGTTTTACATCTTCAGTACCCATATTTTATAATTTAATCAATACCGTTAAGTAACTTATACTTTTCTACCGCTTTAATATATTGTTGTATACTATCTGTTAATGGGAAAGGTATTCTAATTATTTCTTTATCTGGTATATTTTCTTCAACACCACCGTAAATAGGGTTAGCTAATAAAATTAACCACCCATGAAATGGGTTATCATAATATTGTTGACTTAATTTATCTAACCTTGTTCTCTGAGCGTTATAAACAACTGTTTTATCTGAATTTTTAGGTTCTATTTTTATAAATGGTAGTGGTTTATAACCCCCATCCACTTTAAAGTCTTGATATCTATCGAAATATTGATTTCCCATTTTTATAATTTTAATACACTACTATAATAAGTAAACTCTTCTATGTTTAATTGTTAGGTAGTTAAGACGTACCATTAGATAATGTTGACCCATTATATATGAACTCAACAGTCTGTTTACTACCGCTTTTATTTTTACTAAAAAAAGCAACAACCTTTACTGTTAACTGTGAGTTCTCAATACTTTTTATTTCTTTTTCTAATTTTTTAATTTCCTTATCTAATTTTTTAATTTCTTTAATATTTTCAGAAACTGAAACACCATTTTCAATTTCTGTTTGTAGTGATTCTCTAGCTTCTTGCTTTTCTTTAAGTTCTTTTTGTTTATCAGATAAATCGCCCAAACCACTTGTTAAATCACTATTAAAACCTTTCGACCAATCTGAAAAGAGAATTGTTACAGTTTCTTGATTTTTACTTTCATTTAAAGTTTCTTGTGGGAATACGTTCCCTTTAG